TCCACATTCTTGACAACTAAAGTTTTGCTCCTCCAGTATTGGATAAATCCAATGTTCATATAATCGTTTGTTAGCTCGTACTAAATTATTTATTGAAGAAGTACCACCTTTCCAATTCGGAGATTCTTTTCCAAATTTAGTTGGTATAGTCCCATCCAATCTTAATTTTTGCATTCTACTGGAATATTCTTTTTTTCTAATATGATTGAAGGCATTACTTATTTTCTCACCTGCAATTTTAAGTGATTTGCTTTCTTCTTTAGTAAGTCCATCGTTCCAAACACGTCGTTCTCCACGTTTAAATTGGTCTTTACGTGTTTTAGATGAGTTATGTATTGCACTTTGGTTATGTCCCCAATTATTTTCAACTCTAGCGATGTGGCCTTTAATCCATTCATTATACCCATACGTGAATGATATGAAATTTGTATTTTCACCACACCCACATTTACAGGTTGGTATATTATTATTTAAAACATATTCATTATATGTTTCTTGTGAAGATATTTTGTGTACTCTACTTGAATGTCTACGTAATTTATCTAACGTTTCAAATTCCAGATTACATTGTTTACATTGTTGCATAAAAAAATCCCTCTACTAATAAGTATAGGGATTTAAATTTTAAGTATAATATATGACTAAGTATTTCTAATACTCAAGTATGGCGTAATCGTAGGATAAAGTTAAAGTGATTTCTGAAGGGTCATTTGAACTCCAGTCTAAATCATTAAATACTGCATTACTGATGAATGCACCTTTAATCTTCCAATTTTCGATTTTATCACCTACTGGTCCTAACATATAGATATCTAAATCTTTTTTGTAGAAATCAGCATAACCATCACGACCTGTGATTGATTCGTGAGATGTTCTTACCCATTCCATTACTTGTTGTGCCCCACTCGGTACGATTGGATCAAATAATGTAATTTCTATATCTTGCCACTCACCTTTACCTTTTAATTTTCTCTTAACGTTGATATGATCTAACGTTACTACTTCAAATTGAATTGAAGGTCTGTTAGCTGTTTTGATAAGATATGATTGAATACCATCGATTTCCATGATGAATCTATTCTTCATCTTCGGTTCGAAGTTGGTATAGAACATTTCGTTAAATTCTAATACTTCTGCCATTTTGTTTATTCTCCTATTATACTAATAAATATAGTTTTTTTATTTTTCTGTTATTGGATTACTACGAATTATTTGTTGTGTTATCTGCAACTAAAATAAATCCTGCAAAGTAATTACCATTAGGTTCAACTGAATCTAAGTGGATAACATCACACTCAACAGATAGAGTTTCATGTGATACCACGGTAGAGAATTCACTTGAATCACTATTAGGTCCGTGTAAAACATCACCAGCAACTAAATCAGTTACCAATTTCCAACCACTACCAACTACATATACCTTTTGGGTAGAAATCATGTTAATATCTTGTATGTTAGATAATGTATCGTCTGATGTTAAACCAGTATTAGTTACTGATAATCTTACCATTGAAGTAGCAGTACTATTACCAATAATACCTCTTGAAGATTCAAAATTATCAAATTCTAAATCTTTTGTTACAATTATATCATCCGAAGTAATATCTTCGATATTTTTAACTTCTCCACTAAAAAGAAGTACTTGTGTACCTACTACGAATCCTGTTGTTATACTCATTATATTTATCCTATTTTAATTTATGCTGTAAAACTAGCACCAGTTGGTAAAATGTTGAAATCAATTACAATGAATTCAGCTGTTTTGGTAGGTTGTAAGTAAATAGCCCCTGCCAAGATGTTTCTATCAATTACATCTGGTGTGTTGTTAGATTCATCCATTACTACTCTAAATGAGTATAAACCTTGTCTTTGTTGTATTCCTTCTAAATAAGGATTAACAGTATTTAAGAATTTACCTCTTGTTTGAGCAGTGTTTTGTTCGAATACAAGGTATCTTGATGTAGATGCAATGTATTTCTTCACTTTGATTAATAATCTTCTTACGTTGATTCTATCAAGTGCAGATGAACGGTCTTGAAGGGTCTTTTGTCCAAATGCCACGATACCTTCTCCAGGGAACTGAGCGATTGGATTGATTTTTCCTTCATATAAGGTATCTCTTTCAGCGTGAGTTAATCTGTTTAGAACAGAAACTGCTCCTACAATACCACCTCTATTTAAACCTGCAGGTGCAAACCATTCAGCTGCAATAGCATCATTGGCTGCAAATATTCCTGGCATCAATACTGATGGTGGAACTGAAGTTAGTTTGTTTGTTCTTGAATCGATTGTTTTAACCCATGGGTAGTAAGTTCCAACATAGTTAGAATCTACTGCAGCACCTTGTTCTACTGCTAAATCAATTGAATCGTTATAATCAGTTACATCACCGATGAAGAATGCATCTTCACGAGATTCAACCATATCAGTTACTTTATCAAATACATAAGAGTGTAATCTTCTTACAACACCAGGTACAGATACTAAGTTGATATCAAAATCATCAGGATTAGATACAGAAGCAATTGCTTTTACATATGCAACTGAACCACTAGCTGTTGAAGTAGATAAATTAAATCCTTGTGAGTTTCCAGCACCCCAATCAGTATCACCTGCTTTAGCAGATGCGATTGTTGGAGATATACCATCAAATCCACCTTGGAATCCAACTGTAAATTGTCTTTTGTTAACATCTTCATTTGCCGAACCAGTTAATTCAAAAGATAATTGAGAATCAAATGCGAAATCAACGTTTGAACCTACTCCAGCATTACTTGGAAGTGGTTTAAGGTAATGTGAGTTATCAATCTTAACAAGTGAAGTTTCTAAATCAATACCACTAAATACAACACCATTAGATGCAGTGTTAGTAGAAGATGATGTTGAGAATACTACTGCAGGTACTTCAGTTTCAATTGCTACTTTTACTGTGTTAGTATAAGCACCATGTCCGAAAGGTCCTGCGATGATTGGGAATGAACCATCTTCTTTAGTTTCTACTCTTACGAATTGTGAACGATTCGAGTAATCACCTGTAAATGTTTGTTTTCCATTTGCATCAATAGTAATATTAATATCACCAATAATTTTGTTGATATAGTTTGGAGATGCAGGGTCAAGTGTTAAGTTGTTATAAGTTTCTAATACAGATTTTCTTTTATCAGTATCAGAGTATCCTCTAATCATTAATGAGAATGTAGCGTAATCAGTAGAGTTAGTTTCTCCTGCAGCTTTTACATTAAAGATAGATACTTTATATTCTTTGTTATAGTTTGAACCATCACCAAGAGTATGTAATCTAAACAAGTCATGTCTTTCACCCGAAATCAATTGTGATTTAATCCAAGGAGTAGATGCATGAGAAATATCTTGTGCGAAATCTTGAGTTGGCATTTCTTCAACAATTACTTGTCCACCTGCAGTTAACTCATCTGATTGATTAGTTGCAGCAGATTCATAGTAATTGTAAACATAAGCATTTTTAGAACCTCTTGCATTCTCACCAAATACATCTGATAAATCATTACCAGCAGATGGTAAGATAGATGCAGATACTTCAGTTCCTAATTCAGAACCTGAAATAGAAAATAAAGATGAGGATGCGATTGAACTAATAACAGTAGATGGTAAACCAACTGATTCATCACCCTTGTGAGTTACATTAAGAGTACCAACAACTTGAATACCACTTGAACCACTTACTTTAACAGCAATTGGTGCTTCATGAGTATAACCACCAACGTGTCCAACACGAACGATAGTTACTGTTCCAGCTTCTCTTAAATAGTTTTGCACGGTATATCCCGTGTAGAAATCACCATTTGGTGTTCCGAATATTGATTCAAATTCTGATTGGGTGTTTACTACGGTTGGTACGAATGCAGGTCCTTTGTGGAATGGTCCTATTATTGCTGCTCCGATTTCTCCAATCCCTTGTGATAAGAAAGAAAGGTCATTCTCTCTTGTAAATACACCAGGTGATACAATCTTTTCTGCCATGTTT